TAGCTGAAAATTAGGAAATACCCCGAAAAAAATTTCGGGCCATTTTTTACGCCAGAGGTCGCTCAAAACGACCTCTTTTTTATGGCGAAATTATTCTTGGATTCTCTGTCTTTTTAAGACTTTCGGACACAAATTGTTTTGATGGTTTATATTCCATAATATCTGCAAAATCATCTAAGAAAAGACTTAGAAACTCAGTTCTTAAAATATTAATATCCCTTTTCTTGTCATTTAAGTTATTCTCATGTTCTAAAAAAGTAAACGATGTGATTTTAGATTCAGTTCTAAGAACACCATTATCGAGGAAACTAACGGAATGTCCCTCTGGAACAGTTATGCCTCCTTTTTGAATTAATTTACCTTTTGAGTCTCTTAGTATTTCAGTTTCATAATGATGAACATTTGACAGTTCCTCTGTTGTGTACTTTGCGTTCAGATAAGTTAAAAAATCTTGATTTCCCATTGGCCACTCATCTCTCAAGTGAACAATGTTATTAGTTGTTAGAATTACCCAATCAAGTGAAGAATCATTATAAAACTTATACGCAACTTGGTCTGGTCTTTCATCACCTTGAACAGAGTATTTGGTAAACGCCGTAACACTGTTAAAAACATCGTCACGCAAAACTGCTCTCTTAAAAATATTTTTTACAACTTGATAATCGTAGACTGATGTTCTATCATTTCTTAATGATGGATAATCAAGGTCTGGAAGTTGTCTAAAGTAACTATTTGGTGAACTTGAGTATGTCATATTAGTAACCTACACTATTTGGTGAAGTTTCTTCCTGATCCTGTTCGTAAATTGGTCTAAGTTCAGTAAAACTTAAATCCATTTTAACCGCAACTGGTTGTGAATCACGATATGCAGACCAATAACCATTTGGAGCGTAATCTACCGCCATTGTGGTCAATGCGAGACCGCCTGGATTGAATCTATTCACAGTATTTAAGACATCACTCTCTGATTTTCCAGTTTTATATTGCAAAGTGAATATATCAGGGTTTTTCAAATAAGTTGTGCTTTTAAATTTTGGTGCCATACCTAATTTTAGAAAACGAATGATTTTTCTAATTTCCCTACCTTCTCTTTCACTTCTTGCAATCATTAGGAAACTAAAATTGAAGTCACGAATTACAGGCCCTTGAAATAACATCTCCGCATTTGGATTTAAAACCTGACCACCACTTCTTGCTAAGTAAGTGTCAGCATCCAAATCTGTACCAAGAGCAAATCCAGCTATTTTAGATATTGATTGAAGATATAATGCACTTCCAAAATTTTGAAATTTCTTTTCTTGTCTTCCTCTTTCTTCAATAAGTTGATCTTTTATACTTTTATCTCTCTGTTTTTCCTCTTCTGTTTTTCCAGCGTATCTTCCTTGACCAGTCAATACGTCAACCGCACCTAAAGCTGCAAGACCTGATATGGTTAATTCACTCTTTCCCCATTCAACACCATTTACGTCGGTTACTTTTGGCATCGGTAGAATAACACTACCTTTTAGTTCACTACCAACCACACTATCACCAGCGACATTTATTCTTCTTTTTACACCAGCCTCTTTGTCGTTATCATATCTAGTGTGTCTTGGTTTACTTGCATTCAAATCTGGTCTTTGATAATTATATCTCATTATCTTGAAGTGATCCTGATCAGTATTCAAATCTGATGGATAGGACATTATTTCAGTAGATTTATTATTTACGTTTCCATAGTTAGACGGAGATGCATTTTGAACTGCGATTGACTCTACATTTTCTGCGTCTACCTTTTGTTCATTTACAAATTTCTTTTGATTAAAATCAAAAAAATCATTTCTTTCAAATTCTGAAGCCCTTTCAATGTCTTCAAATTTGGTTGCATAATTATCTGAGTTTGACCCCCATTTATCTTCATTATACGCTTGAATAATAGTATCCTTTGCTGAATCTGATTGTAGCACTGTATCATTTAGATTGACTGGTACTTTAAAATTTCCTGCTGCATCTTGTTTAACAGCTCCGAGGAGTTCACCGTTTTGGAATTGAAAAGAATAAGTTTCTCCTCCTATCTCAAATGGTCTACTTTTTGATACTTTTGGGGGGTTTGTTATCGCCATTAGTTTTTATTGTAAACTCGGTCTCTTGGGACTGGTATTCCTCTCATATCAACGAATCTTTCAGTTGGAAGTTGTGCAACATCCGACCATTCACTATTTGGAATACGATATGGTGTTCCTCTTACGCCAGCATAGAGATATTTATGTAGAGTTATGGGAGGAACTGCAACTGCACCCTGAGCAGAGTTATTTAGTAAGCTTATTGCGAGTTCGTCTCTTTGAGTCAAACGAACATAATGTAGATTGCATCCTAGAAAACCACCTGTTCTCATTTCAATGACATATGTTAGTGGATACATGTCATAATATGGTTGTTTTGTCTGTGCTGAGTATGTAAAAAAATACATCTCGCCAGGTGCAAATCCAGCTGTGTCTGCATAATCAGTTTCAAAATTTGTTGAACCAAGTTCATCAAGTAATTGACTACGAAAAAATTCCTCGTTAACTTGACCTGTGACCTTATTCAATATTCTTTGAAGAATGCTCATCGTATTCCTAATTCTTTCTCAGTCATAATTTTAAATTCTAATTTACGGTCTTCGCAAAATTCCCTAGCCGCTTTCCATTTTGCTTGATTCTTCACATATGTCATGGATTCATTTATCATTGTTTTTCTTGATTTACCCTTTGTTGCCTTTGGTTGTAACGTTTCTCTCATCGGTTTCACTTCTATCACTGACCTACGAATATTACTATCTTTGTCTTTGTATTTAATAAAAAAATCAGGAAAATATCTGCGAACACGATTTGTTGTTGGATCTAGATAAGGAATCCAGAATTCTTCAGAGGCCCATTCAAGTATATTTTCGTTCAAATCGCAGTAATTCATGAATTTTCTTTCCCATAAAGACCTATAAATAATGTTTTTAGGGTCTCCCTTATACTTTTTAGGATTAGAGGGTCGATATATCCCTTTATAGCTCATATATAGTAATAACAACTTAAGTTTATTTATTGTGTCATTTATAAAACCAGCTGAAATATTTAAGGATCGTGTTGACAAAATCAGAGATACTGTCGCAAGACCGTCTCTCGATACTTTTTTTGAGGTTGATTTTTCTTTTGGAAATTGGGAAACGTGGTTAACAACATCAACCACCGTCAACAAGAAGAGAACTCAAGCATTCGGATTTCAGAAAAAAATGTCTATAATGTGTACACAGGCTGAAATTCCAGGCACAAGTTTTGTGGAATCTACTGCCATCGGTCATCGTCAAGGTATCCAAGAATCATTTCCAAATTTAAGAAATTTTCCACCTTTAAATCTTGTTTTCTATGTAGATGCAGACCATGTTATCTTAGAGGTTCTAGAAACTTGGATGAATTATATAAATCCTATATTTGATAGTGATAGAACAAATATAAGATCTAATGAGTCATTTTCACGTTTTAATTATCCAGAGGATTACAAAGAAACGATTAGAATTACAAAATTCGAGAGAGATTCTTTCATAGATGATGCCAGAGCTGCAAGTTACAAATCTGAATTAACATGTTATGAATTTCTAAACATCTGGCCTACTAATTTAACTTCAATGAGAGTTGCCTATGGTGACTCAAATGTGTTAAGATGTAATATACAATTAGCTTATGATAGATTCATCACTAATTTTAGTTACGAAAAAGTTCACAAAACAGTTGTAAACACCTCAAGTGGAATTGTCAATTCAAAAGACATTGTAAGCACTGAAAGTCTTAAAAAAGACATTACACGATCACAAGAAGATATAAACATAGGTCTAAGATTGGGGTCGTTTGTCGAAAGGGATGGACAAATATACACAAAGAATGGTAACCTAGTAAAATCAAGTGGTAGTTTTTTCTAAAAGTTTTTAAAACCTTCCTATATAAAATACTGAATCAAATATTATGCCATTACCAACCATTGAAACTCCAACTTATGAGTTGAAGTTACCATCATCTAACAAAAAGATTAGATATCGACCCTTTCTCGTGAAGGAGGAAAAGATATTAATTATTGCCCTTGAGTCAAAAAATGAAAACGAAATTACAAACGCTGTAACAGATGTTTTAAAAAAATGTGTTTTGACAAAAGGAGTTGATATTGATAATCTACCCACATTTGATATCGAATATTTATTTTTAAACATTCGTGCTAAATCTATCGGTGAAGACATTAAATTAACTGTGACATGTCCTGATGATAGAGAGACAAAAGTTCCAGTCACAATATATGTGGATGAAATTAAAGTTACTAAACCAAAAGGACACACGAAAGATATTCCTCTAGATGATAAGATGACACTTCGTATGAAGTATCCATCATTATCTCAGTTTGTTTCAAATAACTTTGATATTAATGATGAACCTGAGACTTTGGTTGATAAAACCTTTAATGTCGTTGCTGACTGTATGGATACAGTTTTTACAAAAGAAGATGCTTGGGAGGCAAAAGATTATACACCACAAGAAAGAATTGATTTCGTTCAACAATTAAATTCAAAACAGTATAAAAATATTGAGAATTTTTTTGCAACAATGCCTAAATTATCTCATACCATTGAAATTGTGAATCCAAACACAAAGAAAAAAAGTGATATCGTTCTGGAGGGTCTCTCCGATTTTTTCGTCTAAGTATTGCAAGAGAGGATCTTGAATCCTATTACCGTATCAATTTCGCTCTCATGCAATACCATAAATATAGCTTGACGGAACTAGAAAATATGATGCCTTGGGAGAGAGACATTTATGTCAATCTTCTTCAGCAATATATTGAAGAGCAAAATTTAAAGAACCAACAAAAACAGGGAACTGGAAGGTATGGATGAGGAAGAATTAGAACAACCTAAACAAAAGATAAACTTAGGTAGTTTTTTTGAAAAAGTAGATTCAATCGAGAAGGTATCTAATCGTGCCTTATCACGGTCAAGTGCGAATTTTAGTATCATTAATAATCAAAAATTAATAATTAACAGTATTAATGTTTCAATAGAAGCATTAGAAACAAAAATTAGAGATATTGCAAATTATATAATCATAGAGAAGAAACTTGAAAAAGACGTTGAAGAAGATAGACTTTTAGAAGCACAAGATAAAGAACAAAAGGAAGCGATGGTGGAGAGAGCGACTTCCATGATGGGTCAACCAGTTCAAGAAGAGGGAGGAGCACAACCAGAACAACAAAAGGGTGGTAGTCTTTTAGGCGCTTTATTAAAACTAGGAATTGGTGCTTTTGCACTTAAATATATGTGGCCTGCTCTTTTACCCTTACTAAAAGGTTCTCTTGGTTTAGTAGGTAAAACAGTTTTCACGAAACTTGGAACAGGGATTGGTGCTGCTGTCGGTGGCACAATTCTTTCACTTCCTTTACTCAAAAGATTTAGAAATCCTTTTGAAAGAAAAGCTAAAGAAACGGGAGAGAATATTGGAAAACTTTATCAAGAGAAAATAGATTCTATAGGTGAAAAGGGACAGGTTGATACTAGCACAGGAACTGAAGTATCCAGTGAGACTACTTATGCAGAGGGTGATGAGAGTATGAGAAAGACTTTGACAGAAAAAGAATTGATGGTAACTCCAGGCACAAGAGTTGATGAGTATGGTGCAGAGGGTGGTGGAGAACCATCATCAGGTGATTTGTCTATGTTTGATGAAGAGGAAAAGAAATTCAAGGTCATTGAAGGAGAACAAGATATTACAATCGAACAATTAGAGAGAGAAATTGCAGCTGGTGAAGTTAAAGTTCAAAAAATGATAGATGAAGGAGCAAATGAAAGAAAAATCATGTTTGAAGAAAAACAGGTTGAGGTAAAGAAAGAAGCTCTCAAAAAGAAAAAATTAGGTTTATCAGTAGATGCTAAAACAAAGTATAGAATTGTAGAACCAATTAAAGATGATGAAAAAGATTTATCTATGAGTGATAGTAATAGTGACGTTTCCGATTTAGAGATTGAGGCACTCAATCAACGAGTTGATGGTATAGTTGCATCAATGACAGGTGAAAATAATAAGGAACAAAATTCTAATTTACTCGTTCCAGAAAATACTGGGAGAGTTTCTGATGCAAGTCTAAAAGTCGCTCGAGCTGATATTCCATTTGTTAGAGTGGTTAAAAATAAATCTAACGGACTATCACCCGAAATTGCTGCAATAATATCATAATGGCTGAAAGCAAATATCTTATTTCAAAATGCACTTTAATTCCGAACGAGGGGTCTTCGTTGAAGGAGCCTTACGATTTGGTTCGTGGTGTCGCTGCGATTGATTATTATGAAAGTATAGAAAATCCCACTATAGCATTAATTGTGACTTTTATCGATGTTGACCAAGTGATAGGACGTGAAGGAATCACTGGCGGTGAATATGTAGACGTTACGGTAAAAGATGGTGATGAGGATGAATTTAAAATTGAATCTAAAAAACATCGATTGATACTAAACTCTGTCAGAAATATGGTGACACAGAGTAACAAACAGGTTGCAACTTTAGAGTTTGTTTCACTTGAAGCAATCACGAATGAAACTTCAAGATTGAATCAAAAATTTACTGGTAATGTTTCTGAAACTGTTAGAAAAATTTTAGAGGATGATAAACAAGGAATTCTAACTAAAAAGAAAATATTTAGCCCTAAGAAGGTAGATGATATAGAAAAAGATAGAACCACCAATTCTTACTCATTCGTTGGTAATTTAAGAAGACCGTTTGATACGATTCAATGGTTATGTCCAAAAACACAATCAACACCAAAAAGTTTTGGATTTTTATTCTATGAAACTATTGATGGTTTTCATTTTAGATCGATTGACAAATTATTGAAACAAGATGCAGTACCCTATCAACAAGCTGATAGACCAATTGAAGGAAATAAAATTATTGAAAATAATGTAAATCAAACAAATGATATTGGTATGAATTTAAGACAGGGAATGTACGCAAATCGAACTCTTTATGTTGATATTGAAAACCAAACATTACAAGAGGTTGATTTTGATGTTACAAAACTCGATTTAAAAAAACCACTTAAGTTATTAGATGGTATTGAAAAACATCCTTCCAGATTAATGCTTCGTGTTAATGATTTTGGTGTTGCACAAGTAGGTGCTGCAAAGACTGAAGTTCAACCAGAAAGTGAGCTTGCCGTCTATCAGAATAAGTCTTATATTAGAAATAACTTACTATTTTCACAGTCTTTAAGTATATCCATTCCATTAAATACAACTCTAAGAGCTGGAGTTATGATTAATATTAGATTGCCATTGAAGAAAGAGGAGGGAAATGAGGGAACTGATACATATGGAAATGATAGAACTAATGACCCTAGTGGAAGGTATCTTATCCTCAATCTAAGACATCTAGTTGGTGGCGGACTAGCTGAAACCCAACTTGAATTAATTCGTGATGTCTTTACCGCTTAAATAAAAGAAACAGGAGAATCAAATGAAATCAATCGAAGACCACATTGAATACGACAAAAAGATTGCTGATGACCCACAGGCGAATCCAGCAGCAAGAAGACATGCGAAAGAAGAGTTACATGAACTCGAAGAGTATGTAGAGCATCATAAAAAAGAAATCGAAGCTGGTGATCATCATGACCCTAATGCTTTAGAACTATTTTGTGATATGCACCCTGACGAACCAGAGTGTTTAATATACGACGATTAATTAGATGTATCAACCATCAAGTAACTTCATAGGAAAAGATCCGATGCAATGGTGGATTGGTCAAGTGACTGATCCAGATAAAGGAGAGTGGGGTGATCTTTTAGAAAAGAAACGAGCTGAAGACGGTGAACAAATTTATTCTCACAGATGTCGTGTTCGTATCGTTGGATATCATGGCTGTGCGGATGATTTGCCAGATAAAGATTTACCACTTGCACATGTTCTTTTACCACCAAACGTTTCAACCGCTGGTGGTTGTGGTGAAACAATGCAATATCAAGGTGGAGAAGTTGTGGTCGGATTCTTTTTTGATGGAGAAGATGCACAACAACCAGTTATATTTGGAACTTTATTTAAACAGTCGTTCATTGAGGATAAATTAACAAAATCACAATTTGATGCAAAGAAACAAACTTGTTTCATTCCATACATGCCACCAAAGATTAGAGAAAATCTTGGTAAGAATCAGGTTGTTGTAAATGCAGCCACTGATGAAGATAAAAAGGAAGTAGCGTCAACTGCATATACTGACAACGAGGGTGGTGGAAAAGATGTCGCTCATAATCAAAAGGAAGAGGCGACTGATAAAACAATTGATAACTCTACTGCATGTCAAGATAATGAAATATCGAGGATGACCAATACGATGAAGGAGTTTACAAAGAAATTAAAAACTCTTCAAAAACTAAACTCTGCTAATACTTTTGTCAATCCTGTTTATGGTGGTATTGTTGATATTAATTCTGAATTAAAATTAACATCAAATAAACTTCAGAACTCAATGACGAAGTTAGTTCGTCGTGGTCGTTCTTGGGTTATAAATGAAACTTTAGATAAGTTGGGAACAACATTTAAAGATAAAGTTCCCAAGACATTACAACCACAAGCGGGTAAAGCAGCTAAGGATTTGACTGATGTAATATTTTGTAATTTTGAAAAAATACAAGACGAACTATTAGATTATCTTAATAAAAGTTTGGAAAATATGATAGGTCAAATTTTAGATGTTCCTATTTGTGGTATTGAAAATTTCTTAGGTGATATGTTTGGTCAGATTAATAATATTCTAGACTCTCAACTTGGAGATATGTTTAACCAATTGAATGCAATTCAAGGTGGTGGTATTTTATTACCTAGTGAAACATTTACAAAGGCTCTTAAATATGCTAACTTTATCACTAACGCTCTAGAGTGTGATGCACAGAATTGTCCTGATAACACAACATACTCTTCAAAAGCTGGGACTCAATTATCTGGTGAAGATGACCTTTCTAATGTTATCAGTAACATGGGAATAAGTTCCTTACTTGACCCTCTCTTAGATAAGATGGATAATGCGATTGCAGCAGAACCATCAGCTCCAGATTGTTCAACAAATGTTCTTAGATGTGGGCCACCAAAAGTTGATATTGTCGGTGGTGGTGGTAATGGTGCGAGTGGAAGTGCGATAGTTAACGTTCTTGGACAGGTAATAGGTGTAGCAATTAATAAGCCAGGTTCTGGATACATAGGCCCACCATTACTTACATTTGTTGATAGTTGTGATAATGGTTATGGAGCTGGAGGTTATGTTATAATTGAAGACGGACAAGTTTCAAATGTTGTGATTACTAGTCCTGGCCAAGAATACTTACCAAACACAACAGAAACAACTCTAAACGCAGATGGTTCTTTAACTGAAAAGGAAGTGATTCCAGATCCAAATGGAAACTATGATGGTGAAATATCTTATATCACCACCTTAGAAGATGTAGTTGTTGAAAATACAGGATTTGGATATGATGATGATGACACTCTTACAGTGACTGGTGGAGATGGAGAAGTTGAGGTTGAATTAATTATAGAGGATGGTAGAATAGTAGATACAAACGTTATAAACGGTGGATTTGGATTTACTTCACTTCCAGAGGTCTCAATAAATAGTGACACTGGAGCTCTTGCTAGAGTAACACCAGTTCTTAAGTTCACTAAGGTCGATGATGCAGCACAACTTGCTCAAATATCTCAGGACGCTGTTGTAACTGTAATTAGTTGTATCACAAAGTAAAATGACAAAAGCACCAAACGATAAAAAAAATCTGTATAGGAAAAATTTTCCTAGATATTCATTGCAGAGTGGACAGAGTAGTATTCATGGTGATACAAACTTTGAGATTGAAACACAGGAAGCACAATCTTTTGCATTTCACGCTAGTACAGGACAGGGTGCAGCTGAGAGGGGTGGGCCTGGAACAGGCAAAGCAGTTTTATATACGCCAGGGCATTCAGCAGAATATCTTGGTGAGGGTTTAAAAGTTAGAGACCCTGGCGATATTGTTCAACTTCCAGCAAAGATAATAAAATGTGCAAGAGGAGATACCATCATTGAATGTGAGAATGGTGATATCACATTAAGAGCAAGAAATATTAATATTGAAGCTGTAGGTGGTGGTAAAGATGGAGTAATTAATATAAATGGAAATCGAATCATAGACCTCGATGCTCCAGATATTAGACTTCAAGGAGAAAAAATAACAGAAAAAGCAACAAAAGATTTAATAATGATTAGTGAGGGTTTTACTGAAATGAGATCTGCTTTCACTATTGCTGCAACAAAAGCTGAAGAACAAATCAGTGTGATGTCAAAAACTTTGGAGGAAGCAACAAAAATTGTTAAACCAAAAATAGGTGAGGCAACAACATCAATTCAAGAAAAATTTGAAAAAACATTAGAGAATCTTGATGAAGATGAAATTAAAGAAAAATTAGAGGGTGCTAGTAGCCAATTTAAAGAAAAATTTAACTCATTTAAAGATAAATTAGAATCTGATAAATTTAAAAATAAATTTGAAGGTCTTAAAGGGAAGTTAGGAGGTCTATCATGAATCATAGTATTGATCAATTTGATAAAATAATTGTAGGAGGAGATGAAGTCTCTCGTCCGAAGGATACCCCTGATGTTTCACCTACTGGAACTGCGGTATTAAATGGCCCTGTTTATATTGGAAGCACAAAAGTAAGACCAAAATATCAAGCCTTTTTAAATGTATCATCAGACCCTTGTACACAAAATCCACTTAATAGTCAACCACCAATTGATGCAAACTTAGCGATTAAAGTTGATGGTAATGTAGAGATAGATGGTGATAATAAAACAGCTAATGCTTTAGATGTGAGTGGTGATATATTACATAATGGTAATACAGCTCACAATGGAAACACAACTCACAATGGTGATAAGACTCATAAGGGTAATTTAATTACTAGTAATTTAAAAAATTGCACAGGACAATCTTGTTCTTGGTCTGGTAGCACTATCAATACTCAAGGTTGGAAAGGATTTGATATTAAACATCCTAGAAAAGAGGGATATCGATTAAGATATGTATGTTTGGAAGGCCCAGAAGGTGGCGTTTATCATCGTGGTAGACTTACAGGATCAAATGTAATTAATCTACCAGAATACTGGAAAGATTTAGTTGACACTGATAGCATCACTGTTCAGTTACAACCAATTGGAAGACAACAAAATCTTGTGATTCAAGAAATTGACGAGGATTTTATTGTTATTGTAGAGGACTTAACTAATACTGATTTGATTACTGATTTATCAACCATTGATTGTTTTTACCATATATATGGTACAAGGAAAGATGGAGAAGTCCTTATTCCAGAATATAAGGGTGAAACTCCAGAGGACTACCCAGGCAATAATAATCAGTATTCGATTGCTGGATATCATTATGATAGGAGAACACTTTAATGGCAAAATTTTACACGAATCTTTCAGCTGGAGATACTGTAACAGGCATTCAAAATAATGGAGGTCTATATGGAATAAGTGTAAGTCAGGATATAGATTGTGGGAATGTAAGTGCAGGCATTGTAACATCAACGAGTTTTACTTCTACGGCTCCAGAACACTTAAGAGTTGCACATACAGATGGTTCACATAATCAAGATTTACCTGATAATACAACTCAAATTATTCAATTTGGTTCGGTTCATGCTAACACTAAATCTGGTTGGACAACTGGAGCATCTAATTATTATACGATACAGGAAACAGGATATTTTTTGATAACAACTCAGGCAGTGCTTACCTCTAACACTGCTAGTTCTCTTCGTGATTGGGCGTTAGGTGTTGAACAATCATTAGATAATGGTTCAAATTATGTTTTAATGATGAATAATGGTGGCCGAGGTGGTGGTAATAATAACACCGATACAGATACCATCACACCATCTGTTACGATTGTGCAGTATTTAGGTATAGGCACTCGAATTCGTGTTCGTGCATATTGCAACGTTGATGGAGGAACTTGGCATGTATCAAACAATTTGGAGGGCCCTTTGGGTGGTGCCTACGGTGGTGCTGGATTTGATGCTGAGAGAGGTACTCAACTGATGATTATGAGACTTTTTTAAAGTAAACTTGAAGTGATGTATAGTCACTGTTTTTAGTTCATAAATAAACTTAGACAGAATCTGTAATTAGAGAAGAATAGGATGCCTCTTTCAAGACTGGAGAATTTTCTAAAGAATATACAAGGTAATGTTATCTACGTTGACCCCAATGAATTGGATGCG